AGTTGCGTCTTGAGCAGACATTACAACACTTGAGATTGTAGACTTTACAGGAGTAATATCATACACTTGACCTTCAAAATATAAAAGTAAAAATTTATCTGTACCGATTGCAACATACTTGTTGCCTTCTAAGTCAACAAATGCAAACTCACGTCTTGCAACCCCTACTATAGATTCTGATATTAAAGAAGACCAACCTCCTACTTTTTCAGGTAGTCCGTATCTAAATCTTGTATTATCTGAATCTACCCATCTATTTTCTGCTCCAGATGTTGTATCTTGCTTATCTATTCCAGGTAATACTTTAAAATCAATAAGAGCCATGGTCCATGCTCCTTACGCCGTGTTGGTTTTATACGCCCAACCTCTTGTTGAATCAACGTAGACTAATGAAAAGGCTTGACCGTTAGTTGTTAAAGTTAAATTACTTGTCCCTGAATTAATAGGTTGACTGTTTCTATTAACAATTAAATTATTGTTTGCAAATGTACCTCTAGCATCAATAAATGTAACTTCAGCACCTGTTGCAGGTGAAGCTGGTAATGTTACTGTAATTGGGTTAGCTGTTGTGTTTGCTAAAATTTGATCACCATCGACTGCAGTGTATGCAGTAATTGTTGAAGAGTTTAATGTTACATAACCTTTATTTTTAAGTCCAAGACTTACATTTGTTCCATCTGAATAAACTAATGAAGTAGATCCTATTGGTAATGCAACTCCGGACCCTGAAACTGTTTTAACTGTAATAGTATATAAAGCAGAAGATCCTCTACTTGTTGCATCTTCAAATATTATAATTCTTTCAGCACTATCAGGTATTGTTACACTTCTATTTGCACCAAGAGTACCTGTTAATTTTATATATAAATTTTTACCATTGGATGTTGCGCCATTGTCAAGTGCTAAAGCTAGATCACCACTTGCAAGTTGTGCAGATGATAAATAACCTGTAGATAATTGTTCTAGTACCTGTAAGTTTGTATTAGTAATCGTGCCCCATAGACCAGCTTTTTCACCGGTAGTGACTAATTCTAATTTTGAATTTGTTGAGTAAGATGATGCCATAATTTATTAATAAGGGTCTATTGGTGTCCAAGTCATGTTCACCCCTGGAATAATGTCATTCCAAGTAATAACCCCTGGTTCTCCTGTGTTTACTGTTACTTGTGACCCAGTTGGATTTACTAACGCTGTTCCTGTTACTGTAACACTTCCTGTTGATAAGGTCAATGCATTTCCAGTGACCGCTGCTGTTACATCTATTATTACTGAAGGACTTCCTATTCCAAGAGTTACTTGAGATCCAGTTGGATTAACTACTGCTGTTCCTGTAACAGTTACTGTACCTGCTCCAAGGCTTACTTGAGAGCCACTAGGATTAGCTGTTGCATTTGTAGTAGCTGTAGCAGTACCAATTCCAATACTTAATGCATTACCACTTACATTTATAAGTACATTAGGATTAAAGAACGATGTCGATATTGGAGCACCGGATAAAGTAGTTAGTCCGAGCATGGTCTATGCTCCGTTGTCGATGATGTTATTGCCTTCGATCGCGGCCCATTCTTGGATTGCTTGGTAATCTGAATTTGCTTCGTCTAGTGGTACAGATTTTTCTACATTAGAATCTACATAAGTTATTTGATAACTTACAAATTCCCCACTAAAATAATTTTTTTTAATTGTATTTATTTTCATAATTATAACTCCGAACTAAATGCAATAGATGCAGAAGAATTTGTTGTTGTCCATAAACCTGCTCTACCTGCTGTATCTGATGCTGTAGTTGCATAAAGTTGAGTTGATGTTAAATTAGTTCTATTAACTGATAATCCAGCATCAATAGCTCTGCCATTACCAGCTACATAAACTGTATAATAACTTGAACCACTAGTAGCAACTACAGATGGAGCTGATCTCATTTCTACAGGAAAATTAATAATTGTATCAACACTAGTAGTTGTCCAATATGAAGCTATTCCTACTGTTTTACTAGTTCCTGAAAGATACTGAAAATAATATCTCTGACATCTCTCTAAATTTACATCAACAGGCAAGAACTCAAATTCGCTGGCTACCGAACCTGCCTCGAGTTGGACTCCGGTAACATACCATTCATTACTTGTACTGTCAGCAAGATTGACTTGACCTACTGCTCTGTTTGCGTTTACTTTAGAACCCCAAGATGTTTGTAAAGTACCAGATGTTAAATTACTTCCTGCACCTAAATACCAAATAATATCTAAACTTCTGGCATTATCGTTATCTAAAGCACCAGATGTGTCTCCAGGAAAAGTAATGGTTTTCTTTTCCCAAGTATTAGCAGAAGAAATTGTGTAAGATTTAGATATTGCTCTATCATTATCTACATCTTGTAGTTCACAAATATAAGTTCCTGTTTTATTAGATTTAACCCAAAAAGAAGCTGTTGTGCTTTCAGCAGATGAAGTTCCTTTTTTTAAATATTGTAAATTTTGACCTTCAAATTTTTGTTGAAGATTTAATTTATCTCCTGCTGCTGGAGAAGAATCAGCAGTTGTACAATCATATTTTAAAGAACTTGCAAAACCTTGACCTGTTGGTACGTCTGTTGTTTGTGAAAAACTCCAAGTACCCATAGAAGATATATCTTGATACCATCTATCTACTGTATAAATACCACCAGAAGTTTTTCCAGTAGCCGAAGTTCCTCTTTGTGCTAAATCCATCCCGCCATTAATTATTATATTCCTAAAGTTCGGTTCACGAACATCTGCTAGTGCTGGGTTTCCTATTCTAGTTATCGCCATAATTTATCCTATCAACGCGTTAATTTCTGCGTCGTCCAATCCTAAATCTTTTAGCTTCTGTTTACCAGATGCTTTTTTATCTATTGCTGTTTGATTTTCTTGTTCTATTTCTGTTTCAACAGTTGGTATCATAGCTTCTATATCTTCTTTTGATATTGGTGTTGTGCCATCTTGCCATTCTATTTCACAAGTGTTTATATCATCTCCTTTTACAGTAGCTTGTGCATTAGGATTTATTTTAAGTATTGCTTTTATTATCATCATCCTGCTATCTCCAATAGTTGCATTGTTGCTGTTGAGGTAGTTCCACCTGGATGAAAATAACCTGTTCCACTCAATACTCTCATTCTCAACTTATATAATGTTGATGATGTGGTTGATGGAGAATCTAAATATGAAAAACTAAATCCAGTTTGTTTATTTGCAACCTCAAGTCTAGTAAATCCATATGTACCAACTAAATTTGTATCACCTTTAGAAAGAGTATAAATACTATTTCCATCAGTTTGACCTTGAAATGTAACTGAAATTAAAATTTTATTTGAAGTTGAACTTGGTGTAATACTTGTTTCTAAATCTGTATCTACAAAACTTGTGCTTGTTGTGCTTACAGCGCTTCCATTATAAATAAAATTGACAACTTGTAAAATATGACCTGGTGCAGTTAATTTACCTCCTGAAGGCACTGCAACAGTATCACCACTTGCACCAATAGTAATAGTATCAGAACTCTCGTTGATAATGTTATTACCACTTGTATCTTGTATTGTGTCTACTTTTAAAATTGCTGTCATATTATGCTCCTATTAATTTGTATCCTGAAAAAACTGTATTGTTAGCTTTTACCACAAATGTACTAGTTGAAAAATCTAAATAAGCCCATGCTTCTACATAATCTCCAGCTGATAAATCTAAAACAGCGTTTCCAGCAAAACTTAAATTGTGATTTGAAAAAGCTCCATGAACCCTAATAACGGTATCATTTAAACCGGAATTGTTTACCCTTAAATTTAATTGTGCAAAGTTAGATGTTCCAGCGTTTGCATCATAAGCCCACATTTGATAACCAAAATAATATTTTCCACCTTGTCCAGATGGAACTGTAAACCTATAAGTAGAAGGATCGTAAGCACCGTCTGTGTCAAATACTTCTGTATCTAGTGCAATTTTAGTGTCCGTTGCATCAGATACACTTTGATTAGACCCAACATATGCTCTAAATGCTGGAGTGTTTGTAGCTATTCCAGCAATAGTCTCTCCAGATTGACCAATAGTAATGGTCCCTGATCCAGAGCTCGTTGTTATTGTTCCTACTTTTAAAATTCCGTCTGCCATAATTTATCCTATGCTAATAAAAATCCACTAAAAGTTGTTTGAAAATTTGATCCACCTTCTACAGTACAAGTTCCACTATCTGTTGT